TTGTCGAAACGCTGTCCTGCCGCCGCAGCGGTCATGCCCTCAGGAACATGGGCGAGAAATTGTCGGCGGCGCACGGAGCGCATCCGTGCGCCGCCATAGTAACCAACCGTCAGTCGTTCGCGGTTGGTGAGGAGGCAAGAGAATCTTTCTTCCGCTTCAGAATCCACGCGCCTACGCGCGGCAGCAAGTCCTTCGGCATCATTGCCAAATCATCAGCAATATTGATGCCCTTGCTGCGAATCGTTTCAAGTAGTTCAGTCGTTTCAAGTCCGGCTTCTGCCAGCCGCTTGCGAAGCGCAACCGCTCCGGTCACGCCGAGCGTTCCCGCTTCGTGCTTGGTGTCATCGCGCTTGTCCATGTCCGCTTCATCGCACTTCGGAACCAACAGAAGGTCGCGTAGGAAGTAAGAAAGGGAAGTAGTAAGCGCGCCAGCGAGTGCTTTATCAAGTGGTCTTCCGTTCATCTCAATCACGCACCACGGGATATCGGAGAAAGCCAATAGTTCCCCGCTGGTGTGTATCAGTTGATACTCGCACGCAATCATATCGGCGCGCGTTTCATTGCCTTCCATGAATCGAACGCCGCTGCGAACCAGCGCAAGACCGCTGGCATTCAACGCTTCACGGCAAGAACCGATCATGGCTTCTGCGCTAACGTAGGCATATTTGTTTCCGAAGGACACGGATGCATCCTTGCCTACTGCTTTGATGCGTGCTTGCGCCATGACTAGCGCAGCCGCCACATTGCTTCCAATCATTGGGTTCATCTCTGTACCTTTCGTTTCGCTGTTCACTTGGTGCCGTTCTTCGGAGCAGTCACCGTCACGCGGCTATAGCCGCTTGAAACCATCCACTTGCTCACTTCTTCGGGGTTCGCGTCCGCGAAGGACTTTGCATCGAACCGCGAAGTTTCGACTGCGGAAACGCGCACCGCGTAGCCGCCTCCTTCGCCCTTCGTTGAGTTTCCCAGCGCGGTCAGCAACTTGGCGCGCGCAAGCCCTGCTTGCTCCTCCGCGTATGTCGCCAACTTGCGCGCCTCAATATCAGCGCGGAACAACTCAGGGTCAATTTCAACGGCTGGCGCGTCCGCATCGCGCCGCACGCGCTTCAGCATCTCAAGACTCGCGCAGCCTTCGGGCGCGGTACGCGTCTGCACGCACTCCCAAAATGCACGAATGCGCTCATCAATGTACCCAGCGTAATCAGAGCAGAACGCAACGCGGTACATCTTGAGCCGAAGCCCGTAGTCACCCATCAGGCACGCAACATGGGCAACGCCGCTGGACGCGCAGGACATCTGAAACATCACTTGCGCCTTCACCATTTCCGGCACCTGATCGGTGCCTTCTTCGCCCCAGCCGTCCGGTCTTCCGGTGGTCTTGGCTTCCACAATGTCGGAACCACGCTTGGCAACGCCAATCATGCCGTCAATGTTGGCGCGCATGAACGGTTCTGCGCCAATGTAAGTGCTGGTCGGCTTTACCACGCGCACGCCAAGCCGATGCGCTGCCAGCGAAAGCACCGCTGGTTCCAGCATCGACCCCATCCGCATGGCTTCGTTCTCCTGCACGCCGGGAACCTGTCCGGTCTTCATCAACCACAGGTCATACGCCGTAGACCACGGCGACAGACCAAGAATGGTCGGCACATCGCTTGAGCCGATGCCCTTTGTGCGGTCGGTTTCTTGCTTCGCAGTTATCATCGCTTCCCCTTCTTGGACTTGGCTGGCGGTCTGCCATCCGCGCCGGGTTTGAACTTTGGCATATCGGCTGGGTTGAATAGCCGAGTTTGCCCGACCATTTCCGACCTGATGCCGCGTGCAACGGCGATCTGCCGTGCGCGCTGCGTTGAATATCCCCATTTCGCCGCGATTTCTTTGGTAGTGATGTAGTGCATTCGGGGAACCATACCATTTCTAGAATATCTTGCAAGTGTCAACCGTTGACACTTGCGCGCTCATGCAAGTGTCAACCGTTGACACCTGCGCGACCTTGTCTGACTTGCTATAGTCCCGCCCGGTTCCTTTCGCGCCGTGCCGCCGTGCAGTCTCATCTCCTGCACGGCGGCTGCGCTTCATGCGGTTCCATTCTGCTTCTCGTTGGCAATTTCTGACGCGTTGTGAGGAAGTTTGAAGTCCGCAAGATCGCGCAAGTATTGACGGCACATTCTGCGATTGAATGCGGAAAGGTTTGTCGGCGGACTCCACAGCCCGAACGCTTCCGCCGCCTTGATTTCATCAATGGTTTCAATAGCGTTGATGAGTGCCAGCGCGACCAGCCCCAACTGCACGCGCTCCCGTGCGTCTTCGCGCGTGCTGCGCTTGTCCTTATTCATCTTGGTGATGATGCATCGCCGCGCGAACTCCAGCGGCAATGCGTGCGCTTCGATGGCTTTCATGCTGTCACCTGTAGTGCTTTCTTGGCGGCGCGTTGCGCTGCTTGTAGTTCTAGTGATGCCGCCTTGTATGCCGCTGCCGCTTCCTTCATCGGCGCATATGTCGGAAGTCCCATGCACGCGATGTGCTTCGCGGATGCGTGTGCGTCCTGCGCCTTCTGCCATGCACGAAGTGCATTCATAGCGCGCGTGTGCGCTTCTTCCGCCTTAGCGGCTAGTCGGCGTGCGTGTGCTGCTGTTGTTTTCATGCTGTCACCTGTGCGTTCGTGGCGGAGTTGTTGATGATGTACTTGGCATACAAGTGCGGTTCCGCATTGGTGCGGCTGGGGTTCGGCTGCGGGATGTGCAGCAGCGCGTACTGCACGCCATCGGTGTAGGCGTTGATGCGATCCAACGCCGCACGCTTGCTCGTAGCGAGAAATACAATTTCGGTGTCTTTCACGTTGCCGTTCAGGATGACGCGATGCAGCGCGTAGGACGCTCTGCCAACCGGGCGAAGCAGGAACGCTCCGACAAGGGCGGTTTCCGAAAGCGAATTGTGCCAGCCATCAAACTTGGGCTGGTTGTTGACGATGTGCGGATGCACAATCGAATTGAGGCGAGAAGCGGCAAGCAAAAGATCGTGATAGGTGATACGCGGCATGGGTAGGTTCCTTTCGGTAGTTAGGCGGTGCGCCGTAAATGGCTCAGGACGGCGTTCCGTATTCAATCCCGGTCAGCGGGTCTGCATCGCTGCGAACGGCTGGGACAGGCGCAGCGGCGGGGCGAAGCATGGTCGCACCGAGCGTGACGCGCGCCATGACCGCATCTGCAAGCGCGTCCATGAACCGAGTGTTCGCCAGCATCGCGGTCACGATGGCATCTGCGCGGATGTGCTGCGCGACTTCGGCGCAATCCACATACCGTGCCAGCCCTTCGGTACTGATTTCGGTTGCCAGTTCGCAGTAGTCAACTTGGACTTGTTCGCTGATGGACTCAATTTGCCCGTCATCAAGCGCGCCAGCCAGCGCACGCATATCAAGTTCCGCAGCGATAGTACGCGCATCGGTCGCAGACTTGATGACCCGGCTGGGCGCGCCGTGCATCGCCAGCGGCGATTCGACATCGTTGAGATTCATCGTCCGCGTGATGTCCGCCATGCAGAGTTGAATACCACGCAGGTTCTCAATCAGGTTCTTCATTGCGCTCATGTTCTCAATCCTTCTGCCGCGCTCGGCGGCTTGCGAGTAGTTGCAACAGTATCGGCTGTCGCATCCGGCGCACTCGGTGAGTGCGCGCGGTGCGCTGTCGGTGCCTCAGAAGTTAAAGTCGTAGAAGTGAACCGGGGTCATGGACAAGCAGAAGCGGTCGCCCTTGTTCCGCCAGCCGGACTTCGTCAGGCGAATGCGGATGACTTCGTTGGAAGGGTTGCTGGTGATGATCCACTTTTGCGAATGGTTGTTGGCGGTGTGACCAAAGAACCCGCCGGGGATGAAGTCGCGCTTCCACGAAGGGTCGCGGACAGCATCCATGCGGCGCACCTCAATCGTCTTGTCGCTGATGCGGCGAACAATCTCGTAGGGGTTCACATCGCTGTAGCCGTAGTGGTTGGCGTGGGTGGCGGTGGCGGCGGTCAGTTCGATGGTCTTCATGGCTTCTGTCCTTGCCGCGCTGGGCGGCTGTTGGTGGTATCAGGTCGGCACGCGCCTTCCCGATGCAGTAACCATACCACATCCGCAAGGGTTTGGTAGCGCGTGATGCTCGGATTTCGTCACATTTGTCGGAAGTGCCGTAAATCCTTGCGCGGATTTGCGAAGATTATTCCGGCGCAGCGTCCGGTTTGGGCTGTTCCGCGTCCGGCTTGGGCGCAGCCGCAGCCGCTTCAGCCGCCGTGCCGAATGGCATCATGCCGTTCAGCATCTTGCGCCGCTGTTCGCACGAATTGCACGGCTGGATCCCGACCGCCTTTGTTGCGCTGGCGATGACATCGCCAAGACCATCCCACTTCTTGCGGGGCGGCGCGGCGATGAACTCAACGACTGTCGCTGAACGTGTTTCCGTATCAAGGTCAACGAGCCATGACCCGTCACGGTTGCTGATTGCGTGTCGCGTGATGCTCATACGATCCTTTCAAGTCGGAACAGTCCTTGCGTGATCCAACTGCTGCAAGAATAATAATAGTCGCATTGCTCCGTTACTTCGCCGGGGAAGCACGGTTCCGAATACTCCGGACAGCAAACCGTTGTCCCCGTACTGTAGTCGCAACTGCTCTGCCCAACCGTAGTGATGAAGACGGTGTCATTTACGTCATCGCTGTTGATTGGGTAACTCGTTCCGTTTCCTAGCGGGACACTACGGATACCCCATTGATACATCGTTGCGCCAACCGGAACAACTGAGTTCACGCCGTCAGAGGTATGAGTGCAGCGGAAACAGTTGTTGAGTCCAGCGCAATATCCGTAACCTTGACCGCCTGTGATATCCCGACCACCGTAGCCATCCGGATAGGTAGTGCTAGTCCACCATGTAGGAAATGGCGATTCGGTACCAATCTCAGTATCGGTTTCAAACCCCATACAGAACAACAGTTCAGCGGCTGGAGTGAATCCGCCGCTGAATGCCTTCGTTGGGTCAGCGTCATATCGCAAGACCGCGCCGCCTGTTGACACCTGCCAAAACGGACACGCGCTTTCGCTCTGCCACCATTCCGTTTTTCGACCAGCGGTGAAAAGAACTACTTGCGCTGCGGTTTGGTTGTATAGCGGAATCGGCGTAAAGGTTCGATCCTCAAGCACTATCGAACTCAGATTTCTCGTTGCGGTTCCAGCCGTGCTAATGGTTGCCATTTGGCTGGCGCAGACAATCGGCGCAGTCGTTTGAGAATCCAGCGCAGCGCGCACCTGTTCTAGACTTAGCGCGGTGATGTCAAGCGTATAGAGCAGCGACTGTGCCAGCGTCCACAGTTTGAATGTCCGCACACCACCCGCAGCAGTTTCAATCGTGTAATAACGAGCGGTTCCGCCGTTGAACTGAATGCGTATTGTGAACGGTGCTGGCGAAATCCAGTACCAAGCGCGGTTGTGATATTTGACATTGATGACTTCGCTTCGCCAATCGTTGCCAGTTACCGTGCCGATCTGCGATGCGCCGAACACTTCGCAGCATCCGGTACTTCCGGTGATTGTCCACGATGTGGACACGGTGTCTGAGTAGTCATCTACATATCGCGCGAACGAACACGCAAGAACGGTCTGCGTGCTGGTCGTTCCGTTGTCACCGCTATAGACCCATGATGCTGCGATGCCTGTAGTGGTGGTGGTGGTTTTATAGGTGAAGTCCAGCGACACAGGGTTAGGCATACTTCGGCTGGTGGAGAGCGTCTGACGGAACTGCTGTCCGCAGTCTCCTTGATAGAACGTATTGCTGGCACCGCATTGGGTTGTCGTTGCCATCGCGCAATCACCACTTTGCACTTCTACCGAATGGCAGACCAGCGGCGGCGGTATCGTGCATCCCGGCTGGTTATATACGCAGCATTGATGCTCAGAAGTATTCTTCTGACTGCTGTTGAATCCGGATTGAAATTGCCAAGTGATGCGGATCTTCCCATGTGCATCGCATGACGCAACTGGGTCGGAGCAGCAGCAACCGGGGGCAAGCAGCGAAGTAATCATTTCTCAAATCTTGCCGTTGCGCTTCGCGCACAGCACCCATCCGGCACCGAAGCCGATGCACAGCGCGAGTCCAACTGCCCAAAGATTTCCGAAAAAGGAACTTAGGTCTGCAATCATGGTCATGGCGTTGCCTTTCGTTGCTTGCTGACGCGGCGAAATGCCGAATCAAGTAAAGGGTCAGCCGCGCGCGCGGCTGCTACGAATTCGCGCTCCGACTCCGGGCGCGCTGGGTCAAGCATATCAGCCGCCATTTCAGCGGCTGCAATCTTGCGCCGGGGAATCCAGCCAATAGCAAGCCTAATCATGGTTCCGATTCCGGTCTGCCACAGGATGACCGCCACAGCCACTAGGACTACCCCTGCGGCGCACCAAGCAACAACCCCCATCCACGCCGGGGTTCGGTCAACTACGCCGCTCAAGTCAACTGTGATGCCGCCAGCCAGCGCGTCAATCCGGTTGGCGCGGCTAATCACTTCCGGGTCGCCAATCTTGGCACCATGATCCGCCAGCGCAGCCGCTTCCAGCCTGATCGCGTTCGTAGATTCCGCTATGCGCTGGGCTGGACTACAGCCCGAAGCGGTCAGGATTGCGGCGGCGACCACCAACAAATAGATCATCGCTGCGATTCGATGCGCCCAAGTCGTTCTTCGACAAGCCGCACGCGCTCCGCAATGACCTTGATGCTGGCACTCGCGTCCGCATTCCTGTCCCGCATCACCGCAATGTCGGTGGCAATAGTGGTCAGAAGGCGTGATTGGTTGTCATCCGATTCCGACCGCCGACCGACATAGACCAGCGCGCCGCAAATCATGCCAATCGTCAGCAGCAACTGTGACTTCTCAAGGAGAAGCCGAGTGTGCTTGCTGTTGATGTTGATGGCAACGCCTTCGCTGTTCTTGTCTTCGGTGGTCATGGGTGAAGTGTATTGAAGTGCGCCGAATTACTCCGGAGGAATATCAGGTGGAGCGATGAATCTTGGAGTTGCACCCGCTTCGTATGTCCAGCCGCCGCCGCACGGCTCCGCATCCGTAAGCGCGACCAACTCGCAGCCCGATGGCGGTTGCCATTCGGTCACGCCATCCCATACAGCCACGCTCTGAACGATGTTCGATTGAATGATTGCGTATCTCATGTGTAGCAAACCGTGGTGATGACTGCGAATCCGTTTCCACCCGCGCCGCCGTTTGAACCTGCCGAAGTTGTGCCGCCGCGACCACCACCGCCACCACCGCTTCCGCGCACACCTGCACCACCGTTGCCGCCCATTGCAGTCGTTGAGCCGTTCGGCGGTGATCCGCCGCCACCCGCGCCCGAAGCAAATTGATTGCCGTTGGTTGCGCCATTCCCACCGACTGCGCCCGTTGCGCCCGTTGCGCCTCCTGCCGCACCGCCACCGCGACCCGGAGCGCGCGATGAGAAACCTTCAACTATGGTGAATGAATTTGTTGCCCCTCCATCTCCACCCGCTGCGCCAAGTGCCTGTGAACCTGCGCCGCCTCCGCCGGAGAAATGGAATCCCATGACCCCTGTTGGTTGTCCTACGGGCTGACCACCTGCGCCCCATAGTGAGCCACTCGCAGCCGGAGTGATTTGCTTGGTAGTCATGTAACTACCTGAAGTGACAGGAGAGCCAACGCCGCCGCCAAATGCGTAAGCCTTGATTTCAGTTGTTCCGAAACTAGACGGATTTCCCAAAGTGCAATTCACGGCGGCTGGTGTTCCACCTGCACCCGCGCCGACTCCGCCAGTTCCACCCGATCCGATGGTGACCGTTTCCGTTGCACCCAAATAATCTGCTGCAAGGACAACGCTGATACCTTCACCCGCGCCGCCGCCGTATCCACCGCCGCTGGTCGTTCCGAAAGAACCACCCGCGCCGCCGCCGCTCATTCTGATTGCGACCGATACAGCACCTGTGGGTTTCGTCCATGTTCCTGATGCGGTAAATGTCTGCACATCGACTGAGCGAGTCAGCCGCGCTGCGGGAGACCAAGCACTTCCGCTCCATGCGATGCATTGACCCGTAGTCGCACCCGATTGACCGATATCGCCAGTAGCGATTGCAAGCGTTGACGGAGTCCATTCATCCCCGTTCCATCGAAGCACTTGCTGTTCCGATGCGCCGCCTTGCGTGATTGCCGCCGGAGCAATGGTGATGTCTGCCGGAGACCATGCGCCTCCGTCCCACAAAATGACTTGTCCCGTTGTCGCTCCGCTTTGCGCGATGGTCGATACAAGCGGACGCGTGATTTCGTAGATGGTGTTGGTGCCATTATTCCCGCGAAGCCATAGCCGACCGTCAAAGGTATTGGCAATGAGTTCGCCAGTTGTTCCCGTTGCCGATGTTGGAACCGCTCCAGTAGTTGCGCTGCGGCGCACTAGATACGTCTTGTCCATTAGTAAGATCCTCCGTCAAGCGTGTTGTCTACGAATGGCGATGGGCAACTACCGTCAATGCGATTCGGAGCGGCAAAGCAGAAGTGCAACACTCCATCGCTTCCCGTTCTCATTGCGTGCATCACAACAATTGTGTTGTTGGGAACAGGCTGAACCGTGAACCCAGTAATGTTGGAGAGTGTCACGCCGTCCGTTGCGCTGACTGCGAATCCATAAGCAGCCGATGAATCGTTGCCCCATTCAAGAATATTGCCAGCCGCCTTGCCGCCATTTGTCCCGGCAGTCATGCTAGTGCTTAGTCCGGTCATCGCGTTTGTTGGTGCGGTAATACCAAATGCGCTCATCGAAGATCGGCGCACTTGCGTCCAGCCGTAACGCCAACGCGCAATAGTGCTGACAACTTTTGCCGATGAGTCAATGCGCGCTAAGAATGTGTCGCGGTCGCCACTCTGAAGACGCGACAACATATTAAGCGCGCGACCTTGCGCGGCAAAGTCAACAGCCCCAACAATGTCAGCCCATGCGGACGGAGTGAGCGCGCCGAGTCCCTTGCTGATTGTTTGCTTGATGGTCACGATGTTGATAGAGAAAGTGCGGAGAAGGTACTGGTGTTTGGGAACGGCTGGCGCGCGTAGACGGTTGACGCGGATGCTTGAGAAGAAGCACCAACGGTGAGCAGCGGCTGTCCATCGACATCGCGCGCCGCGATTTGCCGCAAGTGCTTTGCGCCGTCCCATAGGAACTTGTATGTGATTTCGTATTTCGCCACCCCGACACGCCGTGACGAAGCACCCGTGAACAACACATAACCATCGGAAGCACCCAAGAAGGTACCGTTGTTGCGCTTGCCAATTTCACCGATGATGACGCTTGCTTGATTGGTTGACTTGATGTTGACCAGCGTAAGTTCCTGCTGGAACAATGGCGCGCTGACAGGTTCTCCGCACGCATCCATCGCCACGCCGCCAATATCGTTGTCACCCGGTGCGTTGATGCTGGACGGGAATGATGCCCCCATGCGGTAGACATCAACGAAACTCATCGTGGTATTCATGTCAAGTGATACGAAGTCGTTCGTTTCGTTGACTGCCCATGCGTATGAAACCGTGCCTGTCCATACCTTCTTACCAGCATCAGCCACCGCGTCTACCGAACGGCTGGTTACCTTTGCGGTCTGTCCGCCAATAGTGACGGTGCTACCGATGGCGGCAAGCGCGCTGAGTGCTTCGGTTGAAGTAATTGCAATCCCCACGGTCGGTGTTACGGAATCAACCGCTGTGATGATGTAGCCCAGTTCCTGTGATTTGCTGCTATCGCCATCGGTCACCGATTCCGTTTGAAGTGATGCTGTGACTACGGTTGCCATTAGGTCAGTACTCCTGCAAATGCTGCGGTGTTGCTTGCGATGTCGGCAAGGTACTTGTTCGACTGATTGACGGCAGACACTAGGTCTGTGTCTGTCTTGCTCATGCCAACGGTTCCCGGCATTGAATCAAGCGATGCGCCGGATTGGTCAGCCATGCCAGCCATCATCACCGCTCCGGTTGTCTTGCCAGCAATGACCGCAAGAAGTTCGGTCTGCTTGGCAGACTCAGACAGAATGTCCTTCTGTACCATTTCTCCGCTACTGATGCCGCCCATCTTGAATGATCCAAACGCGGTATCAATCGAATCAACCACGCCTTGAATGTCTTTCTGCTTCTTGTCAGTTCCAGCAGTCTTGGCTTCGTTGATAGCGGCAATCTCCGCTTGCATGGCAAGTGCCTTCTGCACTTCAGCATCGCCAGCACCAGCCGACCGCAACTTCTTTTCAAGCACGCCAGCATCGCCAAGTTTCAGCGCGTCCAACTGGTCAGCCAAGTCCTGAATCGTTGATGTGATGGTTTCGGTATTGGCGGTCTGCTTGTTGGCTTCGTCAATCTTGGCGTTGATGTCCATTGTCTTATCAACGGCGTTCTGCAATGCATCGCCTGTTAGACCGATGTTCTTCAGTTGGTTCTCAATCAGCGCGCGCTCGTTGCCTGTTGCCTTCAGCAGCGATTCATTCAGCGCGGTGAAGTGATCCTTCAGCGATGAATCAATCTTTGCGCTGTCAAGAATCCCTTGCAGTTCAAGTGCTTGCTTGATGAGGTCTTCGCCAATCCCCTGTTGCTCCATCTTCAAGCGGAGCGTTTCGATTTCGCTTTTTCCAATTCCATCAACTTGCGATTGCAAATCACGAATCATGTCGTTGCCAGCCTTGGTCGCCGTGTTGATTCGCTCCTGCGCGTCCGCTCTGTCAAGCGTGTCCGCAAGTTGCTTGGCAAGTTCCATCGAACCTGTCTTTTGATAGGCAAGGATCACGGCGGAAGTGTTTGCATCGTTCTGCAACGCTTCCTGATATCGCTTCTCTGCTTCCGCAATCTGCTGCTGAACGCCATTCTTGGCTTCAAGAATTGCCATTGTCTTTTGCAGTTCTTCCGCTTCCTTCATGCGTACTGGGTCGTTTTTGCTGCCCTTTGCAATTCGGTCAAGTTGCTGCGCGTTCTCACCAAACTTCAGATTGGCGACCTTGTCGCGCATCGACTGCAATTCTTCATCAACCTTCTTCAGCGATGCAGCGTCAGCAGCGAACTTGATGCTGATGCTTTTCTTGTTGGCGGCTTCCTGTGCCACTTGATGTGCCGCTTCAGTTGCCTTGACAGCGGATTCGGTGTTTCCACTCAAACCACCTGCCGCTTTCCGAAGGTCTGCAAAGTCGGTTTCAGCCGCAGCCTTCATGTTCTTGGCAAACTGAAACGCGGTGTCCGACATCTCGCCAATTGTTGCGCTTGCCGAGTGTCCCTGACCAGCAATGGCTTCAAAGCCGTACACAATCCATTCAACGCCCTTGAGGATTCCGCCGAGCAGCACCGAAATATCAACTAGCACCGCTTCAACGATGACGCACGCGGCGTTCCATTGAATCCGCACCATGTCTACAACCTTGACCAGTATTTCGTACACGAAGTCCACAACACCAGCAATGGCTTCAAACGATGCCATAAGCGAACTATCGTCAGCAGTCATAAAGTCAAACAAAGCGTTGGACATCTTGTCTAGAATTGGTGCCATCGTTGAAGCCAACATGGCTTCCAACTTTCCAAATGCAGCACTCATCAGTTCGATGTTGTCACTTGACCGGGCAAGGTCTTCCACCATCCCCTTTGGAATGACCACCTTTGCAGCCTTCTTTGATGCCTCATCGAATGCAGCCGCGCTGGAATTGACAACGGAAGCAAGACCAGTTCCGCTCTTTCCAAAGATGTCCTTGAGCGCGGACATCTTTTCGCCCTGCGAACCGAGCCGCGATATAGCCGCTACGGTCTTCTCAAGCGCGGCATCCGGTGTCATGTTTGAAAGTTCGTTCAAGTCAAGACCAAGTTGCTTGAACGAACCCTGCGCGTCTTCGCTTCCTTCGTATGCGGCTTGCAACTTCATAGCCAGCAACTGTGACGATGCCTCAGCCGTTCCCGATGCCGCACCAAGCCCCATGTATGTAGCGTTCAGCCGCTGCAACGATTCGACATTGATGCCAGCCGCCAGCGCAGATGTATTCAGCGCAGCCATGACCTTTGCTTGGGACGCAGCAAACGCAATCAGCGCGGCACTACCAGCAACCGCAGCAGCGGCAACGCCAACAAGCGCGCCAGCAGCAGCACCGCCGCTCATACCAAATACGCTGAACGCCTTACTGCTTTCCGCAATCTGACCTTGAAGGGTTGAAACTTCGCCCTTTGCGGCGGCGACTGCTTTCTGCATGGGCGACAAGTCCTGCAACTTGAGCGCACCCTGTCCCTTGCTGATATCAATGCCGCGCGCGTTCAACTTGCCGCGCATTGCTTCCTTATCGCGGTTCGATTGCTGCACCGCTCCAAGTGCTTGATGCGCCTTGCTGGTTGCCGCCACCGATGCGGTGTAAGTGCTTTGCGCTTTCTCCAAATCCTTTGTCGCCTTCTCGGCAACTTTCAATTTGTCGGCTGCTGACAAGAACTGACCCGTGAACGGATCGCGCCCCTTCGCTACTTTCTGCGCGAACAACTGCGCGCCAGCCAGCGACTTTTCTGCTTCAGTCTGCTTGCCAATGGCGGTGGCAATGTTCTTCCGGATGGCGGAAGTATCTTCAATCTTGAGCGCGGCGGCTGCTTTGTTTGGGTCAATGCCGGACTTCGCCAGCATGGCGCGCGCTTCGCCGATGTTCTTACGCGAACCCTTTGCGCCAGCAAGTGCTTGCGATGCCGCTTCGGAAGCCTTGATTGCTTCCGTTAGTTTCGCCTGTTGTTCTGCGGCTGCGCGACCAGCCGCGCCAAATCCAGCAATCCCTTTCTTCATGCCCTCAAACTTGTCGATGATTGCGCCAAGTTCAATGCTGAACCCTTCAATGCCGGGAATCTCAAACTTGAGACCCGACAGCGACCCCTTTGCGCTTTTCTCAAACTGACGCACCGATTTTTCGCTGCGCTTCAGTCCGGATTCAAGACCGCGCGTGCTGGCACCAACATTGACGAACAGATTTCCTACCGTTGCCATGTTGATTCCTATTTCATTACGGTGCCAGCATCAGCCAACGCCTTCAGGAGTAGATACGCGGAGTCTTCGCCGCCGCCTTCGTTCCCATTGTCGGGCATAAACGGCATGAAGTCCATTGCTTTGAACGGTGGCGCGCCCTTCTTCCTATTGATGTTCGCCAACAGCGCGCACAGCATTCCGAACCCGTAGTCCGTCCGCCATGCGCCAATCGGCTCAACAGAGTCAAACGCGCGCCACTCGGTCATCTCCTGCGATGACACTCGTTCAAGCAATTCATCAACTGTGCAATGTAGGGCGAGTGCCAGCCGGAAATAGAACCGCCGCGCACCGCCCGTCTTCAGTCCCCTGTCATCTCCTCAATGTCCGTAGGCGCAAGACCAGCAAGACGCTGGGCAACGCCAAACAGACTGTCAAGGACTTGCGCGGGGATTGCGCCCAGTTCGCCTTCTTCGTGATCGGCAAACAAGCGGTCGCCCTTCTCATCACAGATGGCACGGACAAGCAACTTCGCGCGGATGTTCTCCGTAGTCATCACGCGGTTCTTGCCCTTCTGCGTGAAACACGCGTTCTCAAATGAATCGCGTTCGCGACCTGTAAGACCGCGAACGCTGATTGGATGTTCAAGCCCATCAACCGGAACTGCTTCGATGATAAGCCGAGACTTCAGACCGAGGATGGCTGCTTTATCGCTGTACATGGCAACAGCGTAAGCAACCATCCCCGGTCTGTCAATATCAACTATAACTGATGGTGACGGCTCCGGTGATTTGCAGCGTGTAGGTCACGCCCACAGCAGCATCCACGGCGGCATCCATAGTGGTAGAAACGATGTACGCGGTGAATATAAACTTCAGTCCGGTCGTTGTTGCGCCGCCGAAATACACGTTGTATGTATAGGTAGAACCACCGCTGGCTGGAACTGGCGGCAGATTAGCCGTTCCAGTATTGCACATGGTAGTAATGGTGACCGTACCGGGGTCGCGAGTGCCAAGCACATACGACTTGCCAGTTGAGGTCAGCGCGGTGACATCAATTTCGGTTGCGGAGAATCCGCTGAAACTGATGTTGGTGATATCGCCGGGAATGAATCCAGCCGAACCGGATGCTGGAAGACTGATGCGCGAATTGTAAGATGAGAATGCCATTTGTAATTCTTTCTATTAGGACGCGGTAGCCGTGAAGACAACGGTGCCGCTGATGCGGAGCGTGTAAGTAGTGGTCACCGCAGCATCAACAGCCGCTTCCACAACGGTGTTCTGCAAGTATGCGGAGAAGGTTGCAATCGGGCGACCCACTCCAGTTGAACCGAAAGTGATTACAAATGAAGTCGGGCTAGAGTTGCCGCTGGTCGGAAGCGAAGGAACTGCCGCAGTCGTGAAGCAAGTAACGGTGATGGTTCCGCCATCAGCGAAACCAACAACGTACTTCTTGTCGGTGTCGGTCAGCGCGGTTACATCAATTTGAGTTGCGGTGATTCCACCGAAACTGATGTTGGTGATTTCGCCAAGAATTGAACCCGACCCGGTAGTGAAACTAGACCCGTATGCTGAAAATGCCATTGTGTGTTCCTTTGTTTATGCGTACATGACGGAGAAAACTACGGTGTGAAGGAAGACCCCTGTGGTCTCGCCAGCAAGCGGAGCGTTGTACGCCGTTACTGAGCGCAAGTGTAGAGCGTGCATGATGGTCGTGCTATCGTTCGTACCAGCGTACCCATCAAGTCCAGCAATGACGGCGGTAGCAAGCCCCAGCGCAGCCGCCTTCGTGGTCGCAACGGCGACAATCTCAACATCAGCCTTCCACGCCTTAACGCCAACAAGCGCGCCCAATGCTTCTTCGCTGTTCGTTGAGTAGACCAAGCACGGCAGCGCAGACTCCTGCGCGCGGGTCTCCGGGAAAATGCGCGGGGTAGTCGCTCCGCCAATCAGGTCGGTGATACCAGTTTGACTGACCAGCCGATTCCTAATCGCAACATCCATGCTCATGGCGTTACCCTCCGAACTTCGGAGTTGATGACGGACAGGAACTTTGCTTCGGCGGACTTCTTATGCTTGTCAAACGCTGGACGCATGAACGGACGTTCCGCAATGCGCTGGGTTCGGACTTTGCGCCCAAAGAAGTGCGTGAGTTTGAAACCGTATTCAATCAAGTGCGCCAGCGATGCGCGAACCCACAGCGGCTGCGGCTTGCCAACTTCCTGCTTCGGGGCGTTACCGCGCGGCTTACCGTAGAACACAGCCAGCCGACCCTTGCTGAAGTAGCGCGACCCCTTTGCCCGTTGCAGTTTGATAGATATGCGGCTGGCGATGGCTGCGCGTGTTCGCGTACTTCCTCCGCTTACGCTGCTCACGCCCATGACGTTCCGCTTGGCTGCGTCAGCCATGTTCTTCAATGCTGGCTGAACGGCGCGGATGAACACCTGTTCCTGAATCCGCTTCGCAAAAACGTTCATGTTCTTGGCGGTCTTGTCCCCGCCCGTGATCTTCACCGAAATCACGTTCGTCTTCATTGCGTTCATTGCAGGGACTCCGCAATGATTTCATAGTGCGTGCAATAGGAATCGGTGCAGCGCACGGACAGCACGTTATAAATCGCGTTCTTCCACTTCGATCCAATCAGCGCGACCTTCATGCGCTCGGTCACTTCTGTTCCCATGAACCGCGTTATGACCTTGACGCGCCGCTTCGCTTCGGTGCCATCGTATGCGTTGATTTCTCCGGCTGGCAGGAACTCAATCATTGCCCATACGGTGAACGGACTGCCGAACGATTCAATCTGCTGACCAGTTGAATCAGTCGCCACGGTCGGCGTGCTGAAGGTCACGCGGTCGCGCAGTTGTCCGATTTGGATGGTCATACAACAACTTCCCCTACCCAAAGGCTCCGCAGCAATGCTTCAACGGTCAACTTGACATCGCTGCTGATGGTGCCATTGATAACGCCTTCTCGGTTCTCATACCAATGCGCGACCAGTAGACGGATTGCGTGCTTTGCCATCTCCGGCACAGCGGCTTGATTGGCATACCCGGCAACCACGGCAATCCGCACAGCATCATCAATGATCGCGGTATTGGGATATGCGTAAAGATTCAGCGCGGGACGAATGCGCGCTTGCAGCAAATTGGTCTGTGTGCGGTATTGGTCACTTGCCCAAGTCTGTACCGCGCCAGCGGTGTCAACGTAAGTGATGGACGTAACAGACTGCACCGCTCCGATGGGCAGCACCAGCGCGTCATACCCGCTGGGGAATGACGATGCCTCCAAATAGAACGCACGCCCACACAGAATGTGGGCGGTACGGTTCTCAACATATTGACGCGCGGCGACTTGCAGCGATGTAATCAACGTATCGTCAGTCGCATCATCTACGCGACAATGCGCCTTCAGTTCCGCAAGCGTTAGCGGCTCAAAGGATGGCGCGGCTGTCTGTCCATATCTCAGACTTGGTCGGATTCCCATTTGACAGCCTTCTTCTTGACGGGCGTTTCGTCAGCGGTACGCACTTCGTCCCCGACTTCTTCAGCGAACCCGGCGGTGATAAAGAAAGCAGCAGTTGCGTCATCAACCGTAATGACATCTCCCACATCGCACGCGCCAGCCGATGAAGTGAATACCTGTAGTGCCTTGATTCGCTGTGCCATCGTTGCTCCTTATCAATGGGGCGCGGCACCGAAGTACCGCGCCCCATCGCTGAGAGGACTAGAAGTTAGGAAGCGGCACCCGTTGCAAGATGAACCTGTGCAGTAGGAAGCGTCATCTTGCCATCGTTACGAGCGAAACCGAAGTATCCGGTCTGATTGTTGGCAAGGAACGCTTCACGCGCAACCTTGATGCTGATGCTGGAACGCTCACCAATCATGTAGTAGGAGTAATCACCAAAGCCAGCCTGAATGGTGGACAGAGCGTACGAAGGAGCGTCAGCAACGCAAATCACAGGGAATCCAAGCAGTCGATCCGGCTCCCCGCCTTCAATACGACCATCACCCATCGACCACGCCTGAGGCGCGTAGCCAGCGACCGTTCCAGCAGTCTGCTGGATGGCACGGATCTTGGCAAACAGAGCGTCACCCATGATCCACTTTGCGTTCGCGCGATACTGACGCGGAAGCGCGTAGACCACATCAATCAACTTCTGAATCGTGATGACCTGCGAACCGATTGCGGCAGCGGCAAGGGTCACGGTCGAACCAGCCTGTGACGTAGTCAGCGCGCCCAGCGGCTGTGCAGAACCACTTCCCTTGACGAATGCGCTTTCTTCGGCAAGACCCATCGCGCGTCCCATCTGATCGGCAAGGATGGATTCAATGCTGAAGCCCTGTCCACGGCTCGGAGCATCTTCGATCAGTTCGTTGCTGACCTTCGTAAAGAAGGAAAGCGTAGAAGGCTGAAGGGTCATGTTGCTGAAGGTCGGAGTGGATTCGCCAACCGTTCCTTCAGCAGCGTAAGCAGCGGTGCCAAGCGCATTTTCAATGGTGATCTGCGTCTTGAACGTGCCGAGCGGCATAACAGTACAAACCTGCCGCATCGCGTTCGTCATAAAACGCTTCTTGATGAGTTGCGCGTAGAAATCCTGCGAAGGAAGGAAGCCGCCGTTGGCATCCGTACCTTCGGACATCGCGCGGATTTCATTGCTGTTCAAGCCGTTGTGACCAACGCAGAGAAAGCGAAGGAAAGCATTTCGGTATTCCTCGCTATTCAGCGTGGACTCAAGTTGCGTGGTGCGCTTGGTGGACAACTGGCGCGACTCGGCAATTTCGCCAATCGCTTCGCGGCGGTTGCTCACAGCCTTCGCCTGTGCATCAAGAAGACCGTAGTGCTGGTCGCGCAACTTGATGAGGTCGGTAAGCCGCTTGTTCTTGGCTTCGTACTCAACTTCAAGTTCCGGGTTCATAGGCGTGCCGCTGTCGGTTGCGCCCTGAACCATCGCCTTCATCTTTTCGTAGAGTGCGCCGATTTCGTCCGTGATTTCTTTGATATTCATTCTGTGATTCCTTATGCTGTGAGAGTCTTGAGTGAGTAACCCGCTACCGACTTCGGATTCAGCATCGACCCGGCAGCGCGGAAGGTCGCATGAACTGTGGTTTGATTAGACGCAATTCCCGATTCTGTGTCAAGGTATACGCGCACGGGCGACTTGATTGCAA